TTGACAGGCACACTTGATGGAACACAGACGCATAGATTGGTGTTAGAAGGATTATTTGGTAAAGCAAAATATGTGGTAACAACTAAAGAGTTGATTGATAATAAAACTTTAGCCTCGTTACAAATAAATTGTATAGTTTTAAACTATCCCAAAGAGGATAGACAAATAGTAAAGGAGTTTGATTATGCATCAGAAATGGAATATATTGTCACTAAGACTAAAAGAAATACATTTTTATGCAACCTTATGGATAAGCTCAATGGTAATACTTTATGTTTATTCCAATTTGTAGAAAAACATGGCGAAGTTATTTATAAACAAGTAAATAAAAAATATAAATATAAAGATAGGAAAATATTTTTTGTTTATGGAGGAGTAGATACAAATACTAGAGAAGAAATAAGGGAGATAGTAGAAAATGAAAAAGATGCAATCATTATTGCCTCATATGGTACGTTTAGTACTGGTATTAACATTAGGAACATTGATAACATCGTGTTCGCAAGTCCATCCAAAAGCAAAATTAGAGTGTTACAGTCCCTTGGCCGTGGTTTGCGACTTGGAGATAAAAGCCAAAGCCTCAGAGTTTTTGACATCGCAGACAATCTCTCCAGTGATTCTAGGCTCAATTTTACCCTAAGGCACTTTAAAGAACGATTAAAGATATATAATGACCAAAGATTTAATTATAAAATAGATGAAGTGAATCTATAATTTGACAATCGGTGTACTAACATGGATCAACACAATTACGTAAATATGATACATCATAATAACCTAATGAATGTACAATGGCTATAGAAAATAAGGTAAAGCATCAATGAATTATAAAGAAAATTTAATACTTTTAAAATTATCTACCAATGAATCTATTATTGGTTCAATTGATAATGATTATGAAGATTTTAATTATAATCATACCATAAGAATCTATTTACCACTAAAACTTGAAGTAATTCATAAAATGAGAAGAGATGGTCCTGTAGAATCCGTCAATCTTTCTCCTTGGGTTAATCCTATTAGTGAATCTGCTTGGGTTGATTTAAATCCATCACAAATAGTTATGAGCACACTTCCCTCAGCTGGAATAGGAAAATATTATAATACATGTATTTCTCGACTTGATCTTTCTATAAGGAATTCTGAAGAGATAGAAGATTCTTTAGATACAGAGCCAACTGATGAAGAGCTATCCAATATTGAAGTAGAAGAAGCATTAGATGAACTTAGTGATTCTTTTGATTCTATTACTATTCACTGAAGACTCATCATAGTCACTATAACCCTATTTTCATTAAGAGTCAATACTCCTTTTTAAAATAAAAAGGACATTGACAAAATCAGTCTAATAGGGTATAGTTATTATATTCTAATTAGATAGGAGTCAATATGGCAAAGAAGAAAAGTATTCATTACGTTGATAATAATTTATTTCTCGAAGCAATGACAAAATGGCGAGATAAATGTAAAGAGGCTGAAGAAGAGGGGGATGTAAATCCACCATTAAATAATTACATTGGCGAGTGTTTTTTAAAAATTGCAACCCATTTATCCTATCGTCCTAACTTTATAAATTATTCATATAGAGATGAAATGATTTCGGATGGCATCCAGAATTGTCTTCAATATGCACACAATTTTGATCCAAATAAATCTAAAAATCCATTTGCATATTTTACTCAAATAATCTACTATGCGTTTCTTAGAAGAATCCAAGCAGAAAATAAACAAGTTCATATTAAAAATATGTCTATTCAAAAACAACATTACGAGCCTTACACTACAATGGAAGGGGATAATACCGTTTATAATATTGATGAGACTTTGATGAATAATATGCTTCCTGATGAAGATGTGTATAAGCCAAAGAAAAAAGAAGTTATAAAAGTTAAAGGATTGGAACATTTCATGGAGCCAGAAGATTGAAAATTGCATTAATCACCGATACACATTTCGGCGCAAGAAATGATAATCTGAATTTCAATGAATATTTCTTTGAATTTTATGAGAAACAATTTTTCCCCTATCTAGAAGAGCATAATATTACTGATGTTATTCATCTTGGTGATGTGATGGATAGAAGAAAATTTATATCATATAGGACTGCTAAAGATTTTCGTGAGCGGTTTATTGATAGATTTAAAAATATTAATTTACACATGTTAGTCGGGAACCATGACACCTTTTATAAGAACACTAACGCTGTAAACTCCTTACATGAACTTGTAGACGGTAGGCATGATAATATATCGGTATATGAGAAAGCTACCGAAGTAGAGTTTGATGGATGTAAGATTCTGTTTGTGCCTTGGATAAATGCAGAAAATATGACTCATACTATGAAGATGTTAAAAACGTCTGATGCCCAAATTGTAATGGGCCATTTAGAGTTGAATGGTTTTGAGATGCAAAAAGGCATGGTTATGGATCATGGATGGGATAAGAAAAAGTTTAATAGATTTGATATGGTTATGAGCGGTCATTACCACCACAAGTCAGATGACGGCCAAATATTTTATCTTGGTACACCATATGAAATATATTGGAATGATTGGAATGATCCAAAAGGTTTTCATGTCTTTGATACTAATAAACGAGAGCTGGAGAGGATTGTAAACCCCAACAGGATATTCTCTAAGATTTATTATGATGATTCTTTATCATCCTTTGGTGACAGCCATGATATGTCTCCATACAAGAATTGTTTTGTAAAGTTAATTGTTGTAAATAAGAAAGACCTTTATGCGTTTGATAAATTTGTTGATAGGTTATTACAAACAGATTGTTATGAAGTAAAGATTATTGAGGACTTCTCTGAGCTAGATGCAATCAATGTATCAGATGATATTGTTAAGAATACTGAAGACACTATGACGTTGCTAGAGCGTTACATTGATGATTTAGATGTTACATTAAGTAAATCAAGACTGAAGAATACAATGAGAACTTTATATACTGAAGCACAGGATTTGCAAATTTGACAACTATTAGGGAAGGAAGAACTGGGGATTTTGCTTATATAGATTCTTTAAGAAAAAAAGAGGGTTCTGCTTTAGGGTTCCTTCCAAAAGACGCATACACAAGTGTATTGGAAAAAAGAAGAGTAGCAGATCGAAATCGTTGGAGATATCAAAAGATTTGGGTTACTGAAGATAACGGTGATTTAACAGGATTTTGTTATGCATCCTTTCATAAAAATCCAGCAACTATTATACAAATAGTTGTGCAAGAAGATGCTAGACGTTGGCAGAGAGCAATAATGTTAGAAAGTGAAGTAGAAAAAGAAACTAAAGAAAGACAATTATGGTCTATAAAATGTAGAGTAGCATATGACCTAGAATCTAATTGGTATTGGAAAGCAATAGGTTATATACCTGTAGAAAATACAATATCTACATGGTTAAATCAAAAAGAGAGTAAAAGTAAACGTCCAATTATAGTCTATGAAAAAATGTTAAATTTTGATGGATGTGGGCTTGAACCATTTTTTAAGCAGGATTTAGAAATTTGATTATATTTAAGACGGTGAAATGGAAGAATTTTTTATCAACAGGTAACAACTTCACAGAAATTCAATTAGATAAAGACTCCACTACTCTTATTATTGGTGAGAATGGTGCTGGTAAGTCTACAATTCTTGATGCATTGTGTTTTGGTCTGTTTGGTAAAGCGTTTCGTAGCATTAATAAAATGCAGCTAGTCAATACTGTCAATGGTAGTGCTGCTCTTGTTGAGGTAGAATTTTCTATTGGTTCTAAGAACATTAAAGTTGTTCGTGGAATCAAACCAAACATATTTGAGATTTATATGAATGGTAAAATGTATAACCAAGATGCAAATGTTAGAGATTACCAGAAATATCTTGAGCAGCAAATACTCAAGCTAAACTATCGTAGTTTTACACAGGTTGTTATTTTGGGTAGTTCTACGTTTATTCCTTTCATGCAATTAAAAGCAAGGCATAGGCGTGAAGTTGTAGAAGAGATTTTAGATATACAGATTTTCTCTTTGATGAATATGATTCTTAAACAAAAACTAAAAACTATTGATGAAGAATATAGAGAAGTTAATCATAGGTATAATCTAGTAGAACAGAAACTTACATTAAAAGAGAAATATACGGAAGACCTTGAAGATAATAAAAGAAAGCTCTTGATTGAGAAAAAATCTAT